CACAGAGCACGCAGCGGAACCCAACGGATCAGGGCGGCGGGGAGGACAACGCCCCGAAGGCGATGGCGGCGGCGGAGGTGCAGGCGATTGCGATGGGGTTCTTCTCGCCGATTTGCCAGCGTCTCGCGGTCAAGGAGGCGAGGGCGATCGAGACGGCCGCCAAGAAGGGGGCCGGGCACTTCGCAACGTGGGCAGGCCCGTTCTACGATTCGATGATCGCGGAGGCGTCCGACATGCTCGGCGATCCGCTCGTGTCGTATGGGCGATTGCGTGGTGCCACGGTGTCGGCGGACTTCTCCGCGTGGTACACGTCGGCGCGGCGGCAGGCGTCGAACTCGCTCGCATCGGGGATGATCGAGCGTCGCGTTGCGGTGCTCGCCACCGACGAAGGCCCGGCAATGGCGGCGTGGCTGGTGGAGGGCGGGACATGAGCACGGCGAATCCAGATGAGCGATGGTTCCGCGTGCTGGACATGCGTACGCCGATCGCGGCCTACTGGACCGTGGTGGTGTCCGCCCCCGATCCATACGGGGCCGTGCATGTTCCGATCTGTGGCCGGTGGGGGAAAGAGGGGCGTGAAGGATTCATCCGCAACGCAAAGGCTCGGGCCGTGAAAGACGTCCGAGATGAGTACGTCAGGCGACGTGCGACGGCCGCGACGGAAACCGTGGAGGGGAAGCCGTGAACGAGTTCGAGAATGTGCGTGCCATGTCGTTCGAGAAGGGCGGCACGCTGCGGGTAGCAACGGGTGACGGTGATTGGGTGACAATCCCCGCCGGGATGCTGGCTCCGAATCACGTTCACCCGATTAGCGTCACCGCGATCGACTGGAACCGGACCACGGCCGATGGCCTGAAGATTTACGCGGCACCCGACGGCCAGCCGATCGGTGACGGCGTGCCGCTGTTTCGGCCTCAACCGAAGGGGAAGCCATGAAACTCGAGTGCTTCGGAGGCCCGCTGGACGGGAAGAAGTACAACGCTCCGGCGCGGTATGGCGATGAGGTTGCGATTCTCTACGTGCCAAAGAAGCGTCACCAGCCCGTGTCTCGGGAGTTCTACCGCGTCGATATCAGGAACGGCCGCCCGATGCTGGCATGGATGCCGCCAATGAAGGACGTACCACGATGACCACCCACACCACCCGCTGCATCGCCCGCCACACCGGAATCTGGATGGTTGAGCCGCAATGGTTCTCCGCCCACCACGCGGCGTTCCGTGCCGGCACCATCCCGATGATGGACATGGAGATTGCCGAGGATCGGTCCAAGCCCGCCGCCTCCGTCACGGAGGACGGGATCGGCCTCATCGACTTGTCCGGCATGATGATGAAGGGGGCGAGCAAGTTCGGGAACGTCGATACCGTGGCAACACGGCAGGCGGTGCGAACGATGGCCGACGCCCCGGAAGTCCGCGGCATCGTCATCCGGGTGGACTCGCCCGGCGGCACGTTCGCCGGGACCGACGACCTCGCCGGGGAAGTCGCCCGAGCCGCCAAGGTGAAGCCGGTGTATGCCCAGGTTGAGGATCTCGCCGCGTCCGCAGCGTACTACGTGGCCTCTCAGGCCACGGCGATCTTCTCCCACGCTCCCGGCCAGATCGGCTCCATCGGGACGCTCCTGGTGGTTGAGGACACCTCCAAGGCCGCGGAGGCCGACGGGATCAAGGTTCACGTCATCGCCACCGGCGAGTACAAGGGGGCGGTGGTGGACGGGGCGCCCATCCAGGACGCGACGCTCGAGTATCTCGGGGAACGAATCCAGCAGGTGAACGCCTTCTTCCAGGCTGCGGTCAAGAAGGGCCGGGGCCTCACGGACAAGAAGATGGAGGCGGTGTCCGATGGCCGGGTGTGGTTCGCGGCCGAGGCCCAGTCGCTCGGGCTGATCGACGGGGTGCAGTCGATGGACGACACCATCGGGATGCTCAGGGACGACATCAAACAGCGGGACCGGGCGGCCAAGGCCAAGGCCAAGATGGGGATGGCAAGGCTGAGGGGGTGAACATCGCCGAATGTTGCTCCCGACAGCGCCCGGCGCTGCTCCCTGTATGGCCGCTTGATTCGGCCCGACGACCCCGGTAATGTCTGGTAACTCGTCGCCTCCCCCACTCCGTGCCAAGACGCGAGACCAAGGGAGGCCAAGCAGCTAAGCGATCGGCCAAGACCGGCGCGGGACTGCCCACACCAAGAACAATGGTGTCGGCAATCCGCGCCTTATCGCATTTTGTCGGCACCGCAAGACGGAGCCGACAATGGCAACGATTCAGGAACTCAGGGAGCAGCGCGAGACGCTGTTCAAGCAGGCGGAAACTCTGGAGGCCAAGGGCGACGCCCTGACCGCAGAGGAGACGGAGGCGTGGTCCAACCTCGTCGATCAGGTGGCCTCTCTGGACACCAAGATCACCCAGGCGGAAGCGGAGTCGCAGGCGGCAGAGGATCGCAAGGCCAAGATGGCCAGCCTCCGGGATGCCCGCACCGGCCAGCGGCGCTCGGCCCCAAACGAGCCCGGTTTGTCCGACATCCGCGTCACCAAGGCCCGGTTTGAGGACGACCCCAAGGTCGGGTTCAAGACGTTCGGCGACTTCCTGACGAGCGTGCGGGCCGCCCACACGCCGGGCATGTCGATCCGCAGCGACGTCGGCGAGCGGCTCAACTTCCTCGCTGCGATCTCCGGGATGGGGCAGGGCACCGGCGCCGACGGCGGCTTCACCGTCCCGCCCGAGTACTCGACCACCATCTGGGACGGGGCTGGCACCGAGTCCGATTCGCTCCTGGCGATGACGGATCAGTTCACCGTCACGGGCGATTCGCTCACCATGCTGGCCAACGCGGAGACGTCCCGGGCGACGGGCTCCCGTTACGGCGGCGTCCAGACGTACTGGATCGCCGAGGGCGACCAGCTCACCGGCAGCCGCCCCAAGTTCCGGCAGATGAAGCTGGAGCCGCAGCAGCTCGCCTCGCTGGTGTACGTCACCGACAAGCTCCTCCAGAACTCGCCGGTTGCCCTCGAGCAGTACGTGTCGCGGGCGATGACCGACGACATCAGCTTCACCGTCGGCAACGCGATCATCAACGGCACGGGTGTCGGCCAGCCCAAGGGCATCCTCACCGGCACGCCGGCGACCAACGCATGCCGCGTCAAGGTGTCGAAGGAGTCCGGGCAGGTCGCGGACACGATCGTGTCTCAGAACGTCCTGAAGATGTACGCGAGGCTCCACCCGCGTGCGCGTCAGGGAGCCATGTGGTTCTACAACGTTGCGTGTACCCCGCAGCTCAACCAGATGTCGCTCAGCGTCGGCACCGGCGGCCAGCCCGTGTACACGCCGCCCGGCGGGTTGTCGTCGGCCCCGTACGGCTCGCTGCTCGGCCTCCCGATGATGCCGCTTGAGTACTGCGCCGCTCTCGGTGACGAGGGCGACCTGATCCTGGCCAACCTCAAGTGGTACGCGACCGGCGTCAAGGGCGGCATCCAGTCCGCCTCGTCCATCCACCTCCGCTTCGACTACCTCGAGACCGCGTTCCGCTGGGTTTACGCGGTGGACGGCCAGCCGTGGCTCCAGTCGCCCCAGACGCCGTTCAAGGGCTCCGACACGGTGTCTCCGTTCGTGACGCTTGAGGCCCGCTGATCCCCACCCCCACACACAGGAGCAACCGCTCATGCCTTCCAAGTTCGTTGAGTCTTACCAGATCGTCCCCATCGTGATGCCGCTCGACTGGGACACCGACCGCACCGGCGACTACGTGTCGCTCCAGGGCTTCGGCAAGCTCGTAGTCATCGCGATCGCGTCACCGGGCACCGCCGGCGACGATCCAACCTTCACGTTCCAGCAGGCGACCGCGGTTGCCGGCACGAGCGCGAAGGATCTCACGGTCATTACCGAGTCGTGGTCCAAGCAGGCCGCCACCGACCTGACCGCTGTGGGGACGTTTACCCGCCTCGCTCAGTCGGCAGCGACATCGCTGGCCGGCAACGCCACATCCGCCGAGCAGGCCAAGGTCTATGTCATCGAGATCGACGCCGAGCAGCTTGACGTTGACAACGGCTTCGACTGCCTGACGTGCAACGTCGCTCTGGCCGCTTCCGGTGGTGCGCAGTACGGCTGCATCATCGGAATCCTCTGCGACCCGCGTTACCCCCAGGCCACCACCGAGTCCGCGATCGTGGACTAAGGAGTACCAGCAATGGCTTCAGGATCACCCCTCTTCGGCGGGTACCAGCCCGGCGGAATCTTCTCGGTGGTCGATCAGTCGTTCACCACCGGAAACGTGTACTTCGTCAGTTCGGCGACTGGCAGCAACGCCACCGGCTACGGAACGTCACCGGCGGCACCTGTCGCAACCATCGACTACGCGGTCGGGCTCTGCACCGCCAACAACGGCGACGTGATCTACGTGCTCCCCGGACACACCGAGACAGTTTCCGCCGCGGCGGGGCTGGACCTCGACGTTGCCGGGATCAAGATCAAGGGACTCGGGTCCGGCACCTCGCAGCCCAAGGTGGACTTCACGACCGCCACCACGGCCGACGTCGACGTTGACGCCGCCAACGTGACGATCGAGAACATCCAGTTCGAGGCTTCGTTCGCGGACATCGTTGCCGCGATCGACGTGAACGCCACGGACTGCACCATCCGGAACTGCCGCTTCCTCTCGCCCACCACGGACGAGAACGCGCTGATCTGGATTCTCGGCGCCACGTCCACCACCTCCAACCGGCTGATCGTCGAGAACTGTTGGTTCCAGGGCAAGGACGCCGCCAACACGCACGCCATCTCTCTGCCGGGCACCTCCGACGGGTGCATCGTCAAGGACTGCGTGTTCCACATGTTCGCCGAGACCGCGGTCATCGGCGCGGCCGGAGCCGTGACGAACATTCTGATCAAGGGCAACCTGATCCAGAACGCCGACACGGACGCCGACGCATGTATCGCGCTCGCGGCGTCCTCTACCGGCATCATCGCGTACAACGGCGTGGGCGCGGCCCTCGCCGGCAACGCGACCACCAACATCAACTGTTCGACCGGATGCGTCCTGATTGAGAACTACTCGGTTGACACCGGGGACGTCCAGGGCGTGCTCGATCCGATCGCCACCTAATCGCTGTCTCTCTTCCTCCGCCACCCGCCCGGAGCAATCCGGGCAGGTGGTTTTAGATGAACCAGTACCGCCTCAAGAGAACGGTGCAGCCGACCTCCGAGCCCGTGACGGTGGCGGAGGCGTACTCGCATTGCCGGATCGACTCGAACGCCGAAGAGGCGTATGTGTCCGGGCTGATCTCCGTGGCGCGTGAATGGCTCGAGGACCGCAATAACACCACGCTCCTCACGACAACGTGGGCCATGTCGCTCAACCGCTTCCCGGTTCGCAACTCAAGCGACTCTCTGGACCGCAACCGGATCGAACTGCCGCGGTGCCCCGTCCAAACGGTGACGTCGATCCAGTACGTTGACGAGAACGGGGACACACAGACGTTCGATTCTGGCAGTTACTCGCTCGATTCGGCGTCCAACCACTGCGCGAGCGTCGGGCCGATCTACGACGAGGAATGGCCGGACATCCGCGAGCAGGTCGGCGCCGTCACCGTGTCGTACGTGGCGGGCTACACGCTGGCGGCGAACGTCCCGGCGAAGTACCGGCACGCAATCAAGTTGCTTGTCGGGCACTGGTACGAGAACCGCGAGACGTCGCTCACCGGCACGATCTCGAAAGAACTTGAGTTCACCGTGACGGCGTTGGTTGAGCCAACGAACCTGTCCTCCATCGGATAAAGGAACCACATGGCAGAAACCACCAACCAATACGACGGAATCCAGCGTCCGGGCAACGCGGTGAGCATTGGCGTCGGCGACGACAACAACGACATTACCGGCGGGGCGATCCGCGGTATTTCGTTCGCGGTGGCCGGCGCGTTGAAGATCACGACCACGGGCGGCGACACGGTGACGGTCACCAGCGGCGCCCTTGCCGCGGGCCAAATCCACCCGATCGGCATTATCAAGGTGTTCGCCACCGGCACGGGCTGCACGGGCATCTGGGGATGGCGCTGATGCGCGCCGGGCAACTGCGGCACCGTATCGGGCTTCGCATGCCGACGGCCACGACGGCCAACGCATACGGAGAAAACATCGACGATCCCGACCCGGTGGCGAGCCAGACGGTCGAGGGCAAGTTCTGGGCGGACGTGACGCCCTTGAGCGGATCGGAGCTTGAGTCGGCCCGGCAGGTGCAGTCGGCGGTGACGCACCAGGTACGCATGCGGACGCAGCCGGGCATGACGGTGTATCCGAGTTGGCAAGTCGTCTTCAACGCCCGCACCTTTGAGATCCTGTCCGTAATCCCGGATCGTCTGAACCGTGAATGGGTGATCCTCTGCCGCGAGATGCCGAGCGTCGTGTTGATCGAGAACCAATGAGCAACGTGTCGGTCAAACTGAGCGGATTCAACGAACTCTCCATGTCCCTTGGAGAGATGAGTATTCGCATGTCGGACGCCGCGGCCCGTAAGGCCGTCCGAGCCGCCGCAAGGCCGGTGATCAATCAGGCCCGCGCGAATCTCTCCGCTCTCCCGTTTGACGACTCAACCGGGCTGCTCAAGCGATCCATCGGCGTGAAGGTGAAGAAGTACAAGGGGCGGACTGGTTCCATGCGGGGCGTTACCGGGTTCGCGGGCTCGGCCAAAACGCAGCGCATGTACGCGGCGGCCGGCGTCACGGTGGCGATCATCGGCGCCCGCAAGGGGTTCGGGCAGTACGTCGATCGCCGAGCACGGTACCTGAGCCGCGCGATGGTTGATGCGCCGATGATCTTCCGCAACTCCGGGACAACGCGGAGCGTCTACTCCGATCCAGCGAACTACAGCCACTTGATCGAGGGCGGTGTCCGTCCGCACCACGTCGGCAAGGGATCGAGCCGCAGGCGTGGCCGTGGGCGTGGTGCGATTCACCCCGGCTTCCACGCGATGCCGTGGCTCGAGCCCGCGATCCAGTCTCGCCGGCAGGAGTGCATCGGGATCATGGCCCGCGTATTCCGCGAGGCGTTGATGCAGGAGGCTGCAAGAGCAAGGGCGAAGACGATGCGGAGGGCCGCATGATCGAGGCCGCCGTCGCAACCAAGCTCCGCGCCAACTCGGTTGTTGCCGGGTACGTCGGCACGCGGATCTGGCCGCACGAGGCGAGGCAGGGCGCCGCGCGGCCGTACATCGTGTACTACGGGCAGACAACGCCGGAGCACCATCTTTCCGGCGATTACGTGGATCTCAGCCAGTGCGAGTTGACGATTGAGGTCCACACCGAAGGTAACACCATGTACCAGGACGGCAAGGCGATTGTCGCGGCGATCGCCGACACGCTGTTCGGGTTCCAAGGCACGGTGAACGTCACGAGCGGGGCGAGCGTTGTGGGCATCGACATCCGG